CATTCAACTCATCAACATTGTCTGCTACTGTTAGTAGTGATGGTGATGCTTTCTGAATTTGCTGTAATGAGAAAGGCGCTGACTTAGCGAACTTCAACATATAGTCAAAGGCTTTGCCTGCGTCTCTAGTGTTACCTGTTAAGAATTTTAGCTGAACCCGTAGGGATTCAATAGATGCTGCATATTTGAGTGCTGACTTAAACGCCATGCCTGCGCCTAAAGCGCCCATCGCACCATTCAGTGAAAATATTTGACTCTTTACTCTATCAGCCGCCTTACCAATTCTACCAATAGCACGTTTAGCCTTACTCGCACCCGATATTGCCCCTTTGGGGTCAACCTTAATTCCGAGAGTTGCTATATTGTCAGTTGCCATCTTTATCCTCTAGTTTAAAGTAGGCTATCCAACCGTGAAACTCCTCAACCGTCATTAGGTCTATTTCATGAACAGCCTTGTGTAAGCGATTCGCAAGTGCGTACTTTGCGTGTAACTCGGAATCGCTTATTAGTTTCCCTCCATATCTTCAATCGTTTGAGATATGGAAATTTCGCCTACAATTCGTGTAATTACATCAGGTGATGCGTTGTTCATTAAGTCTACTTTGTTAGATATATCAAACAGTTTCTTGCCGTCCTTATCTAGTGCTTTTAGAATCAATGTCCTAACCATGAACTCAAAGTCGTCATCTTTTGCGAACTTCCAAAGAGTCTTCTTTTCACCCATAGTGAACGGAGTGGCATAAATAATAGAATCCCACTCAGGTACTTCGATTGCTTTCGTCTCTAACTTATCAAAGTGTGACTTAGCGTTATCTAATATACCCATTACGCAACGGCTGCCCAAGTAACAGCGCCATTAGCTTCAAAACTTACTGAAGTCTCAACCATGCCGTCTAGCGTAGTTGATACACCCTTCTCAGTGATGATTGCTGACAATGAAGCAAAAGTATCGCCTGTAGTAGCACCTTCAGGGTACAACTTCAATGCAACTTCTGCGCCTACTGTCATAGCACCTTGTCCTGACGTGTCAGTCTCATCCCAAAAAGCAGTCATTGAACCACTTGCTGATGTTAAGCCTACTGTCTTAGTACGTGCTGAGTCACCTAGAGTTGTATCATCAATAGTTTCTGCTGACTCTGAAATACTCCAATCCTTTACTTCCGCGATTACTGCCGAGCCGATTTTAGCCGTTCCTTCGCTACCTTTATGATTTGCCATCTTCTTTCTCCTTTACTTTTGTTTTTGTTTTAGACTTTTCCGCCCAACCTTTCGCCTTCATTTCTTCAATCTTTGAAGGGTGTGGCGTTACACCGTCTTTGTCACCGCTTGGTGAGTATAAAATTACTGCTTTCATGAATCCCTCCAATATGGAATTGTTACGTTCATCTGATGCCAAATGTCATCAGTTCCTATGGTCTCAATGTTTGCAACATCACAAACCACATCACTGAACTTTCTACCATCGAAAATACTCGTTACTGTGTCCGCATACTTCCGTATTGTACTAGTTCCTGTGTCTCTCGGTACGAAGATTTGAACAACAATTAATCCTGAATGTCTCTTCAAGTTGTTAATCGCTCTATATCCACTTGAGCCGTTTAATACTGTTAGTCTAGTCCACCCTGAGTTGTTTGGCATATCAAATGATACGTTCTCCCAAGCAACAGGTGTGTCTGTCCAATATTCTTTGAATCTGTTTTCAATTGTTAGGCGCTCATTCTCAAAACTCATAATGAACCTCTGATTTCATTCATTGTGACGGCTACCATGCCGTTAGGTGCTTGCTGTGATGTGCCACTCTCTAGGTCATGTATATAGTCTAATGAATTAACAATGTAGATTGGCTTCAGTCCGTCACCCTTCTTAATGCTTGGCGCTTTAGGTCTTTTGGCTTCTGCGTCCACGCTTCTGTCTATTGTATCTACAGATACGTTCCAATTACCCCTTGCACGTCCTGTATCAACAGGGGTTTTCTTAACAATCATGCCAAATGCTTTAAACGCCACCGTTCTAACAGCTTCGTCTATAGCTACGCCCGTCTTCTTGCTGAATCGTCTTATGTCGCTGTCAAAACTCATCCTAGCTTCCTCAATTTAAGGGAATAAGACGCGCCAACAGGGTCTTTTTTAATATCTGTAATAGCATAACGCTCAGAGTTACGAATAACAACGTCTTTAGTGTTTGGTGTGAACGTCAGTCCTTCGGTAGCGAATAATGCTGTAATCTCACCTGTGAATCCTGAATCTGTCTTGTTGGTAGAGCCTTTGCCTGAGATAGTATTATCATCAAACGATATAATAGCCTTAACGGTGTAGTTTGTTTCTGTTGAAACATTCTGACCGAATACAACGTCATAGCTTGCGTTGGTCTTTTTTACAAATGTAATGCTTTCTGCTATATCACCTGTGGCGGTGACTGCTGAACTTACAGCGCTGAGAATAGCGTCTCTAAGACCCATTACGACCTCACTACTGATACCGTGCCAAACTTAGCACGAGCATGTATGTTGCCCCAACCTCTTAACATTTCCTGAACAATCGAAGGTAGTACACCTGCTGTGTCTGTCTTATCGAAGTTCAGTTTAATTGAGCCAACCTCTAGGCTTGTTAGTCCTTTACCTTGAGCGTCACCTGTTAAGTCGTTTGATATGAGGTTTCTAGCAAATTCTGCTGTGGCGTTCTTGATTGGTTGAGGTACGATTGTTGATGATACTGAATAACCGTCATCTGTTACACCTACTCTACCCCATGCTAGGGCTTGAGCGCTTGTACCTTTAGTTCCTGTCCAATCTACCTTCTCGTCTAATATACGAGTAGCCATCTTTAGGGCTATCTCTTTGTTAGCTGTAGTGGCACTTGTCCAATCTGTTGAATATAAATGTGTTGCGTGGTAGGCATCTGCGTCTGATACTGAAACATAGCTATCTGCTGATGAGCCGTTTGGAGTTGCGTCTAATGCCATAATTTTTCCTTAATAAGTACCACCTACCCGAAGATAGGTGGATTTCATCAAACTGTATTAGTTCGTAATACCGTTCAACATTGCTAGACCCTTCTCAGAGAAGTTAGCTAGACCGTTGTAGAACTTAACACGAGTGATTGACTCGTCTTTAGTTTCTGATGCGCCTAACTCTTCAATAGAAATACCTGCGTTACCTGAAGCTGTTAAGCCTGCGATACCGTGTGACATTGAACCGTCATCTAATGTACCCATAACAATTGAAGTACAAGCAGAACTTGAACCACGTACTTGGTTTACAGGGATGTAGTCGTTACGGAAGATTGGAATACCACGGTAAGATGGTACTGTAGCGCCTGAAGGTAAAGTAATAACTTCACCGATACCTGCGCCACCCAATGCTCTAAGCAATGCGTAGTATGAACGGATAGTACGAGCGTTCATCATCATGTAGTCAACAGTACCGTCTTTGTCAGTTACCTTGTCTAAAGTCTCATCTAACAAGTCGTAAGATAAAGCAGAACCGTTAGTTGCGCCTGTCTTAGTTTGTGCTGATGTAGCTAAAGACAACAAACCTGTGATTTGGTTACTAGAACCCGTACCATTGATTAGTTTGTCTTGGTAAGCACGACCAATTGACTTAGCTTTAGAAGCAACTTGTGCCGCTTTTTGGTCTGTCAAGTTTGAACGTGTAGCTTGGATTAAGCCGTTAATTTCAGCGTCACCTACAAGTGTAGTTAAGCTAGTAGTCACTTGAGTGAAAGTCGCTGCTGCTTTACCTGCTGCGATTGAGTCACCTACGCCTGTCCACTGTGAAGCACCTAATGCGTTTTCACGGTTGTAAGCTAGTGAGTTACCATCAATTGATTGAAATGGTAAGATGTCGTAAAAAGGATTGACTGTAATGACGTTTTCAATAACGCCGGCTACAAGCATGTCCTGTGATAGTTTTGCTGATTCAGCAAGAGTTACAGATGCCATAAGGAATCTCCTATAATATGCCCCGTTTTAGTTATAGGGCAGTAAAAAAATATTCTGCTACTATATCACCACGGGTTATATGTAGGGTTCAATTGCCATTCTATGGCAGTTGGGTGTATTACAACATAAAAGACAAACAGTGTCAACCTATTTGGCGAACCCTACTTGCAACTTCTCTAATGCTGATAATTCTTTCGCGCCTGAGCCTGAAAAGTTCCTACCGTGTTCTGAGCCACCACCTTGTGATGACTTGAATAAATGCGGTGCTACTTCCATTTGACCTTTGACCCATTCTTGTACTGACATTGGCTCGCTTGTGCCTTCACCGTATATTACGTTACCGTTTTGGTCATGTGGTACAGCCTTGCCTTCTTTCAATGAGAATACAGATTGAGAGCGTAGTAGTACATCGTCTATGCCTGTATCTACAACACCTGATTTGCTTGCTGAGTCTCTTACAGCGTTATCAATCACAAGTGTCTCTAACTGCTTATTCAAAGTACCGTTAAGACCTTTGATTTTCTCTAATTCTTTGTTGTGGTGTAACACCATAGACTTTGTGCGCTCATCTAGTAGCTCATCAATCTTTCCTGCGTCTATTAGCTTCTTATCTTTGTTGGCTTGTTGTTGTTTAACCATGTCGTTATAACTATCAACATCAATGCCGTCAAACTTAGCGCTTAGTGTTTCCATGTCTTTCATTAACTTTACGTTGTTTCCACGGAAGTCGTCTAGTTTAGTCTTTAGTGAGTTGTACTCGTCTTCTGAGTATGTTTTGTCGTCTGTATCGCTCATGCTTTATTCTCCGAATAATTAAATTGTCTCTGACGATGTTATTATACAACCTATTTTGTAGATGTGAAACTAGAATACTAATTCGTTTTTATCGAAGGCTTTTTGTTGCTCTTTGGTTAGCATTTTGTATTCGTCATAGGGCTTATCACCCTCAACCGCTTCTATCAACAAGTCTATCTGCTTGTCTATATCTCTCCACAGTAGTCCTATAACATTAGGCTCTACACCATATTTCTCTTTGTGTAGATTTTGTAAGTTTTCCATTGCTTCCATCACAGCACCTCTTTCATTATCAATTCAAACTCTTTTGTTAGACTAGGGAACATCTTTTTAGTAAATGCCCAACTCTTTTTATCTGACCATAGTAGAAATAAGTTAGCAAAGTTCTCAGTCATTTGGTTTTCGTGCGAACGATAGTAACTCTTACCGTGTCCTGCCATTCGGTGGTTATTATAAAATTTGCCTTTTGTCATACTGTCAATAATGTCACTTACGTTTGCATAAATAGGGTTTTTCCATATAAACTTAATTCCGTATTTGCTGTCTTCCATTACTTTCAGCATATCTTTCAGTTTAAACATAGCTTCTTTCTGTCCACGCATTCCTTTTCCAATGCCTAGTGCGCGAGCGTCTATCTCTGACGCTTCTTTCAACCTTTTATATGACAAGAATGTGCTTGATGTTCCCTCAGCGCCCACAGCTTTATAAAGCCAATTAAGTGTGTGGTCTATGTGATGACCATATTCATGGAGTAGTACATGCCTATCATCAGCCCTGTTTTTGGTTACAGGTGTCTCAATCTTTTTCGATGTTTGATAATAAATACCATCACCTCTGATTATGGTATTTGGCTTAGGTAGTTTGTTGATGATTTCTTTGGCTTCGTCTCTTATGTCGGTAAGCATTGCGTCAAACCCAACATTGAACCCAAGCACAGGGTTTGGTATCTTAGGTTTCTTAGGTGTAGGCTTGTCTAGCTTGGTGTTTAGTTGTTGTACCGTTAAAGGATTACCTGACTGATTTACTAAGTCTGTAAACTTTAACTTGTCTCGCTTCCACAGTTCGTATTTCTGTGCGCCTAGTGCGTCTCTTTGGAATGACTCTGATTTGCCTTTTAACCAACCCTCATAGCCTAGCTTGTCTGATACTTGACCGTCCATGCTTGCTCTAGTTGATTCGGGTATCTCATTAAAGTCGCCTTTTGCGCCTAACTCTTCCCAACTCTTAACGATTGGAACTTGCGTTGAACGACAACCCCAATGTGCTGTTACACCGGGGAAGGTTACGCTGTGATTGATTGGCTCTTTATCAGGGTTTGACCAAGTTAGCCCGTCCAAGCCCATACAAGTTTGTGATGTTCTGCTATCTAGTGTTGATACCCACTCTACGCCTTTGATGATATCGTCATTATCTGCGTAAGTCTCTAGTCGTGCTTCATTTGCGACAGCCTGTATGCTTGTTCTGACCAATGCTTCTGCGCTACGTCTGTTTGCTTGTAACGCACCGTCCTTATATTTGTTTGGCGCTGTGCCGATTAGGTTTTTTGTGATTGTCTTGGTGTCGTCACCCCTCATCATTCCCTGACGTATTGTGTCTGAGAACCTAAGATGGAACGCTTCACCTCTTCGTGACCACCACTCAGCTGATTGTGCGCCTTCAAACAATGTATCACTTGCTATTGATTTAAGCATTTGTTTGCTCATACCAACCGAGGCTAACTGTACTGTTAGTGCTTTGTTGATTGAAGAGACTGCTTGCTTCTCAGCAATAGATGCCACATTGGCTAATGTCTTAGCGTGTTCTTTTGCTACTTGCTTGTACGTGGTCTTTATCGTCTCGCGTGTTTGTTTCAGCAAGGCTTTCATGCGTTTGATTTTAGTTTGTTCGCGTACAGCGTCAAACATTCCCGTATTTTGGATGTCAGCGACTAGAACCTTCTCTAATTTCTTGAGTTCTCTTCTTATATCCTTTTTTACTGAGGCTTCAAGACGTTGTAAGTCTACTGAGTGTCCTGTAATCTCATCAAGGATTGTGTCATTGACTGACATTATTCAAGTTCACCTGCCTGTACATCAATGCGGTCTTTCTCATCCTCAATGCTTACATCAGGCTCTAGGATTTCTCCACGCTTCATGTTGTATAGGAATGTTTCGTGTGAGATTGCGCCTGACTGCCACGCACCCATTAGTGATGTCATGTCCTGTGCGCCAATCTTAGTATCTACGAAGTCTGTATTAAGCTTAACTGTTACATCGCCCTTGATGCCTTCCCACTCATCCATAACTTCTAGCGCTGTTTGAATTGCTGTCTCTACTGCCTTAACTGTAC